CCTTTAGTTACTTTTGTAACTCCTTTAGGACTTGCACCAAGATTTTTGCCAAATGCTTTTCCTAGTTCACCTTTAAACGATCCTGGTCCACTACCACTCATAAAATCTTGTGCTTTTCCTAAGTCATTTTGAAAGTTTGTTTGAAAGTCTGGATTGTCAACAAATCCACTTAAATTACCAAAGGACTTAGGTAAAGATCCTGTTACTTTTCCAACTAAACTAAATGCCTGCGAGGACATATCTTCTAAAGACTGTAAATTAAACTTTCCAAGTGCGTTTGCTAATGGTTGCTTTAAGTTAGCACCTACTTTAACACCGTTACTTGCTATCTTGTTCTGTGATGGTGGAATAAAGTTACCTGCAACTGTTCCAACTTTAGGTACGTTAGGTAAAGGATTGGCTCCGCCTGTTGATCCTGAACCGCTACTTGGAAACTTAAAATCACCTATTGGATTATTTCCTCTAAGTGCGTTTGTTGCCATACCTGTTAATTCTGATTTTAGCATACTTTTAAGATTAGCACCTTTAAGATTTTGAGCTCCTCTTAAACCAGTAACAACTGCTCCTGCTATATTTCCGCCTGATAAATCACTTCCTATACTACCTACCGCATCAACAACTCCACCAGGACCAAATACACTAGTAGTACCGCCTCCTTGTGGTGTTAATGGACTAGAAGCCTTATCATAATGCATTTCACCAAAACCTGCTGGGCCATCGCCTGCTACAAGTCCTGACTTGTATTTAACAGTTTCAAACTTTACAGTCATTGAATTTTCCATTAATCCTTGACTGTCTGCATAATCGTGCCTATCGTGTTCAAAACTTTGAATTATAGGATTAACTAACCAATATTCTGTGTACTTCTTTTGGTAGATACTATAAATTTTTATGTGACTAAAAAACTGTCCACTGTTACGATCTAGTCCCCAGTTTCTTGCTGAGTTTGGCATCTTTGTGTATGTGTCTTTTAGAGAATAAGTTCCGCCACTTTCATAGTTTGGATCGTTATTGTAAAAGGCATAATACGCATACCACATATTACGAATAATATCACTGTTATCATCGTGAAATGTTAAACGTACAGGGTCATAGTTTATTTTATTATATGTATAACGCTTTCTGTTATACTGATTGTGTTCTGCTAACTCATAGGAGTATTTGGGCAAGTCTACGTTTTTTACGAGAAAACTTGCCTCTAATTGCTCACTTCCTGAAAAGGAAAATCCTAGTCCTGGGTTAATTCCAAAAGTACAATGGAATAAAAATCTATGCTTTGGAGCAAGACGGTAATTACCGTCAACAAAGGTTTTGGATGCATGTCGAAAATCTCGAACATTATCCCCAGTTGAAAGAGCGGTTAGAAAAGAGTTTAATACACTCATTACAAAATCCTGACTCTATTAACCAGTAACAACCTCACCAATTGTTCTTGCCACTGTAGCACCAACGCCAGCACCAATTGGTGTCTGTACTGCATTATCAAATCTAATTGTTAAGGCAATAGTTGCGGCTTCACTGCTTGAATAGTTTAAATCACCGTAGTTTACGTTTGAAATAAAGCAACCGTATAATTCCCAAGTCTCAAGTACGTTTGGTGCACTTGCTCCATTACCACCGTCTAATACTTCACAACGTGTGATAAACTTGAAATCAATACCAGATGCTGCACTTGACTGTTCCATCATATCAAACTGCTTTTGTGTTTGCTCACCAACTAGTTTTGCAACTTGACCTGATGCATCATCACGTAAGTTAACTGTTGTTGGATCCCAAGTGTGTTTACCTTGGATGTACACTTTACTGTTGTAGATATCAATCGGAACATCTTCAAATGTTACGGCTGGACGAGTAAAATCAATTACTTGTTTTGTTAATTCGCTACGTGGAGTTGAAACACCAAAGTTTTCAAAACTTACACGGAAGCGATACTTTAATTTTGGCATTAACAGGCCTTGAGCTGATGCGGACTGATCCGATGCTAAAGGTACTGTAAACTTGCTTAATGAACTTACTGACATATTTTTTGCTCCTGCTTATTAGTATTTAGTCACTTTTTTTACTGCTAATTCATACATCACAGACTCTTAAATAGAGCCTGTGTTTTGTATACGAACTGGAATATAAATGTATTCAACTGCCTTAACAGGTTCAACTGCAATATCAATATACAATTCGTTACGATCAATTCTATCGTTTGTGTTGTTTGATTCATCACAAACTACTAGGTAATCGTATAAGCCTCTTTTTGCAACTAAGTCATTCATTAACTGTTCAACTACTTGTTTAACTTCATCTCTTGTTAACTTGTCGTTTGGTTCGAAAACAAACGGCTTAGTAATAACTGCTAGTCTTTCACGTACATATGCAACTAAACGTGCAACGTTAATACGATCTAATGCACTTGCAGTTGCTGTGCGTGTTTTGTTACCGTAGTTAAGTATTCCGTTACCCGGGAAGAATGATACTGGGTTAATACTGTTATCATACAATGTATCACGTAAACTTTCACGTACACCTGTTGCAACAAACTCACCTGTTACTGTATCTAAATATCCAAGTCCAGTAGCATTATCTACTACACCACGTCTTGTACCTGCTGGTGCAAACCATGGAAAACTTGCTTCATCGGAACGTATTAGTGTTCTTAAAATCATATGACTTGCTGGAACCATAATACTGTTTCCATCTAAGTCAGTTGAAATACCATGTGGATAAAACACACCCATATATGTATCTGCACTAACTAATCCGTCATCACCGTTATCTGATGCTAAGTTACTGTTTAACGCCCAGTTCTGGATATCAGTACTGTTTGCCGCTAATCTAAATGGTGTATCACCAATTATAAAGCCTGTGTTACGTCTATCATTGTTTAATGCAATCATGTTAGCCATTAGCTCTGGATAACCTGGTGCTGCCATTACGTTAAAGTTTCTTTGATCTTCACGTAACTCACCACTTGTATCAATTACTGATTTCATTTTTTCTACAATAACTTGACGTACTGCGTTTCTACCCATATAAGGTGAACCATCAGTTTTGTTACCTGCAATACTTACCCATGCATCTGTTTCTGCTGGTAATACTTTACCTGGAAAATCATCTGCGTTAAAGTAATCTCTTCTAAACTCTTTAACATTGTAACTACTACGTCTTGTGTTAAACAATAGTGTACCACGTGGATAAAGTGCATTACTCGGTGCGTCTAAATCAACATCGTTATCTGTTAATAAACTTGCAATACTAGTAACTGTTCCTGTAACAACGTCTGTTGTTGTATCGCCCATATAACGTGCATCAGCAAATAAAATACCATCACTACTTGTTTGATCGCCTTTATCAATTGCTACCCACTTGTTTTCACCATCAACTAGTTGATAACGTTTAATAAACGGATAGTTTTCTAAATCGCTTGTGTCAATCCATAAATCACCAACTACTAATGCTGACTTGTCGCTTTGCTCTGTTGGAGCACTTGCACTTACAAACGGACCTTCTGGATTAGTTTGACTTAAATCAAAGCCTCTAGCATCTACAGTTACGTTTTGGTAACCTTTCCAGTCTGTACCATCGTGTATCATAATATCTACTTCGTTAGTAATATTCTGGTACCACATACGACCGTTATCTGGATTTGCAGTAGGTTGTGTTGCACCTACAACGTATGTTAATGCTTGGAAATTACTTATAATAATTTCACCAGTTGTAACATCGTCTCTTGCATAACTGTTTGCACTAACTATGCCTGCATCTGCAATCGGTGTTCCTGTAGTTTCGTCTAATTTTACAAAACCACCTAAACTGTGTGTAATTGTAATTGCACCAGTATCTTCTAACTTTGCAGTAACATATGGAACAGCCGCTGCATTAAATTCTTGTACAAATAACTCTTTAGTTGTACCACTTAATGTAACTGATGCACTTGATGTTGCTATTGTGTTTTTACCACTTGCAATAATTGTAAAGGCATCACTTGCAGTAAATGTTGGGCTAGTTAAGTTACCTGTAAGTACTGTTTCGCCTTTTACTTTACGCTCATATAACTTATATGTTATTTCACCTAATGTTGACTTTTCTGCTAACGCAATTACTTTGCCTGTAGCAACGTTTAATCCGCCGCCAATAGCATCAACGTCATACATTGCAGCCTCTTCTGACTTGTATAACTTAACACTTTTATCTGCAAATAAATCTGTTATTGAACTATATGCACTTACATCAATGTCTGCACCTGTGTTAGAATTTGTTGTTTTAATCCAAATACTTCCAGTTGGTCTTGATGCTGCATCACCGCTTCTCCATTCTGGAATTGAAGTGTGTGGATCAATGTTAATTGCTGGAATGTAAAAATCTCCTGCTGACATACCAATATCTGCTAATAATGTACCTGTTCCGCTAATAGCAATTTTTCCTGAAGCTGTACTTGCAGTTCCAAACAAACGAATGTTTCCTTCACTACTAAGTTGTGAAGTAACACCTGTAACAGCCGCTGCATTAATATCTGCTACCACTTGAGAAGCAGATGTGCCTGTCATTGATATAACATTACCATTAATTGTAATAGTATGTCCTATTGTTACTGTTGGATTTGTTTCTGTACCTTGTACTGCTGACCATGTGTTGTACCATGAATTAACACCAACAACTTGCCAACCTGCACTTGTCTTTAAGAAAAGTTTGTTGTTTGTTGTTGTAGTGTCAATGGCATAATCTGCTATTGAACCAATATGTGCTTTTGGAATACCACCATCCATATCAGTTGCCGCAGTAATTACTACCGGTACTTTATTAGTAAATGTTTGTGTACTTGAAGACCATTGAAAAATTCCCCATTTAGACTTTGTAGTGTTAAGCCAGTGTGTTCCGTTAGCCGGGTCACCTGCAGGACGTCCTGCACTTCCTGTTAACTGTCCTAAATCAATGTCTGCACGAACGATATATGCTCTATTACTAACGCCTAATAAACTGTATGCTGACATTAAGCCATGCTCGTTTAGTTCATAGCCATGTAAAGCAGTTCCGCTTGTACTCTGATAATATGATGGTTCACCGAATGTAGAAACTAGTTCTCTTTGTGAGCCAATTAAATATGCCTTTTCAGCATTTGCTTTTGTAGTTCCACTAGCAGTATTGCCTGTGGTTGGATCTTTCTTGTCTTGTGCAGATGCTATCACCAACATTGGTACCTTACCA